CCCTCATCTTTGACCGGGTTACTGAGAAGAAGTTCGGCACTGGTGAGAGTCAGATCCCCGTCTCTATTGCTAACCAGAAGGCTGAAGCTGCTCGCCACATGGACAAGATCATTGTCGGTGAGGCCGGTAAGAATGGTGGTCTCCTTGGTAACGCTATCGAGGTCGCTGCTAATGGCGTTGTAAGCTACCCTGCTTTCGACTCCACCTACACCATCCCCGTCAACTACGACTTCGCTTCCGGTGCTAGTGGTGCTGACAAGGGCATGTCCTACGACAAGCTCATGAAGCTCCGCACTGAGCTTTCCAAGCTGGATGTCATGTCTCAGGACGGAAGCACCAACAATCCTTCTCCGTTTGGGTTGATCCTTAGCTCCGACCAGGTTCTCCAACTCCTTCAGGACGAGAAGATCCGCAACCGTGACCAAGCCTCCGCTCAACTTGAGCAGGTCGCCTCTGGCATCCTCACTGACTGCATGGGCTTCACCATGTCTGTCGATGACAACAACCTCCCTGAAGCTGCTGGCGTTAAGACCTGTGTGGCCTTCCACAAAGGTTCCGTTAAGTTCGGATACAACGAAATGCCTGTCCATGAGCTGGATCGTCTCCCCACCAAGAACCACAGCGTTCAGTCTGTGTTCTACTGGGATTGGGGCTTCAGCCGTATCTGGGACAAAGGTGTCTGGAAGGTTCCTTGCATCGGATAATCCTCAAACTGCTAACAACTAATAGAATAATACAATGCCTGTTACAAAATCAACCCTCCAAGCTGACTACGCTAACAACGGAAACCCCGCAGACGGAATTAAGGCTGCTGGTCGTATTCGCTTCCTCAATGACACTGTTGTCTTTGAAGGAGACGAGTCCTCCGCTGATATCGTAGCTCTCCTCCCCAACCTGCCCGCTGGCGCTCTCGTCGATCCCGCTAAAAGCTCGATTGTCGGCCCTGCCCAGTCCGGTGTCACGGTTGACCTTGGGACCACTGACGCGTCAAACTCTTACGCTAACTCGGTGAGCATCGGGTCTGCTGGAACCCGCTACTTCGACACTGATGGATTCGACCTTATCGAGGTCGCCGCAGGATCAGACTTGGTCCTCACTGTCGATACCGGTTCCCCGGTCGCTGGATCTCAGCGTGTAAGTATCGCTTATTACGTTCGATAGAATTCCTCGTTGGGAATATAAATCAGGGGGAGCGGAGGTCGAGGCTTCCGTTCCCCTTTTTACTTTCAATACATATGCAGACAAGAACTCAAATCGCAAACAACGCACTATCCTACCTGTCGGCTGGCTCCATCGTGAACTTGAACGATGACGATGCCAAGGCACGCGCAATCAGTGGGATCTTTGATCAGGCAGCGAAAGAGGTCATAAGAACCCATCGCTGGTCTTGCTGCATTGGACGCGCTAAACTCAGCAAGCTCGCTGATGACCCGCTCCAGAATGGTAACTTCGGATATAGTGGAGCCTTCCAGCTTCCATCAGACTGCCTTCGCATTCTCGACATCAACGGTGAGCCGTGGTCGGAGAAGGCTGAGTTCTTTGACCTGAATGGTCGCCAATTACTTTCAGACCTCGGTGAGATCTACCTCCGCTATGTGAGGTGGGAGGATGACGTATCGCAGTGGGACACCCTGCTCGCTGACGTTGTATCCGTTAAGATCGCCATGAAGGTCGCCCGTCAGATCACCACAGATGGCATCTCGGCAGAAGACCTGGAGCGCCTCTATCGCAGACGCTTGGAGGATGCTCGCACTGTTGACGCCATGGAGGTGGGTAGTGGTGAGAACAGCCCCATGGAACGCCTGCTTGCTAGATCCCCGCTGACAAAGGTGGGTCGAGCAACTCAATTTAGACGAGGACAGTATCTTAGCCTGAATACTTGCACCTCTATCCCTGCCCCAAATCAGATCGAGGGGTGGACTCAAGGCGCTGACGAATGGTAATATGAAGATTCACAAAGTTCTCGCACTCCCTCCTTCTCTTGAGGAGGATTCAATCTATTTCGTAAAGAACGGCACAGGCGCTGATCTCTATATCGTCGACAACGATGGTAGCGCGGTCAAAGCGTCAAGCGGTGTAGATTACGGTCTGACGCTAGGAGAGTCCACGACTACAGCATACCAAGGAGATCGCGGCAAATACGCTTACGATCACGCTCAAAGCCCTCACGTCGAGAACAAGACCGACATTGGCCTTGGTCATGTCAACAACACTAGCGACCTCGACAAGCCAATCTCTACCGCGACACAGGCGGCGCTTGATACCAAGACTGAACCGATCACTGTGGCTGAGGTTGCTCCCGTATCCCCAGATGAGGGTGACATGTGGTTCGATACCGTCATCGGTCAGCTTTATGCCTACTACACTGATGGAGACTCCGGTCAATGGGTGAGCGTCAATAGTAGCGCGTTCAACTCAACACTCACAACGGATCAGGCTGAGGTATTGTCTCACCTGTCCTATGATGCTGTAAACGAGAAGCTGATCGCTGATCGTGCCATCGAGACAACGCTGAACTCCCTGTTCTTGGGTGAGCAGCACAAGATGTCTTCGGGTGCTGAGAACATCTTCTTCACCAACCTTGGCAACAACACGAACTTCTACCCAATGTGGGGTGGCCTGAAGGATCAGAGCCTCACAGAGAACCAGGGTGTGGATGGCTACATTCCCCCCAGTGGTCGAGTGTATACTGACATGTTCAGCACCACGTTAGGCGGCAATCCAGTCCCAGCGTCATCCATCGGCTACAGTGGGGACAATTACTTCGGTGTCTCCATCGCTGGTTTAGGTATCACTACGGTAGCAGCCGAGGAGATCAACCTCGATAACGTCAAGCTGGAGTATCGCCTCTCTGTCGGCGGTCGCCCAGTCTACAAGCAGACACTTCCTCAGACCGGTCTACTTACAGCAGACAGCACCGTTGAGTGGTATTTCGATCACCCTGTGGAGATTCATGCTGGAACCACCATCTTCGCGGAGATCCGCAAGGTGAGCCGGGCTGATGACTCTGACATGGGCGTGTTCCAGGTTCGCGTTGGTGATACCAATGATCCGACCACGGGAATCCCTAGATATCAGGCTATCGTTCACAATAGACTCTTCGAGGATAAGGATCTCGAACTAATTAGCCCTTATCAGAAGTATCAGGCGATGGACTTCGGAGTTGATACCACTGGCTCATCGGTATTCCTGCGCGATCTCTCGCTAGGATCGGAGAGCGCCTTGGTCGCTTATGGTATCAATACCATCGAGGCTGTAGCTAACGGTGATCGTATTAAGATTAAACTCAAAGACGGACAGAAGATCCTTGTGGAGAGCCTGCCTGTTACCGGCACAACGATTGACGGCAACCCTGTCAACTCGGTATTGAACCAAGCGGTCACTGAGTTAAACAACCTCTTCGCCAATGGGTACAGCTTCTCGTCTCAGGGTAATCCTGTCACGGGTTTTGCCCTTGCTGGCAACAACCTCACTCTCACGCTTCAAGATTCAACGTCTTACGTTGTAGATGTCACATCTCTGGGGGTGGACGAGAACAAGTTCGTACAAAGCGGATCTCTGTCAGGAAGCGACCTAGAGCTAACCATGAGCGATGCTTCCACGGTAACGATTGACGCTACCAACATGGTCAACGGATCTCAGCTACTAGCTCCCAATGTGAGCAATCAATCCTTCGATGTCACGGAGGGTGAGTCTCTCAATGCGCAAATCGTCTCCACTGACTACATCGTGAATCAGTGGGGTGAAACTGACGCGCCTAGCTGGGTCTCCTTAAATCAAATCACTGGGGTTCTCTCTGGAACTGCTCCCGCTTGGACTGACTCAGCGGCAGACACTATCCTGATCAACTGCAAAGCTGCCAACGCCCTCGGAGGGGTGGTTACCTTCCAAGTGACACTCAACGTGCAGGAATTGACTTACACTAATACGAAGTCCCTTTTGTTCGAGGATGGGGATAGCTCATACCTTGGCGCTAACGCCGCGTTACTTGACGGCATCTTGGGTAGGGCTTCAAACGGCGCGGGTAGTGGTGATGCTTGGTCATTCAGCTTGTGGTATAAGGGGTCAACGTCGAACTCCGGCCAAACCATTTTCTATTTTGGGGACAACGACACGGTGAACGGTGGGCATATCGAGTTGCGGCAGACTAACCTCAATGGTCAGAAGCGGCTTAGGCTCAGGTACGGCTCTAACGCTAACCACTTGCAAATTACAACGCCCAGCGGATCTATCGACCCAACCACATGGCATCACATAATGGTAACGTATGACGGGGGGACTACTGGATCAAGCTCTGGCAGTCTGTCTGATTACTACTCTAGGTTTAACATCTATGTAGACGGGGTAATCCAGACCACATCGAACACGCATAGCAACTACGGATACTCCAGTGGAATAGATGCGGATAACTATCGGATCGGTCGATTTGCTTCAGGTAACTACATGAAGGATGCCAAGATCAACCAGATCGCCGTCTGGGGCTCCGATCAGAGCGCCAACATCTCCACGATCTACAACAGTGGAAGCACTCAGGATCTCTCCTTGCTCAC